CGATTGCCACGGAGCTGATCAAGGACTACGTGAAGTCCGGCCAGCCCGAGTCCAGCGCTGGCAAGCAGGCCAAAGACGAGGGCCTGCAGCCTGGCACGCCAGAGTTTCAAAAACGTGTGGGACAAATTGCTGAGGCAAATATTGAAAAGCAAATGGCGCAAGTAAACGCCACGCTGGCGGGGATGTCTGCGCAACAAGCAAACATGGCGCTGGCTCAGCAGAAGTTTGATTTAACTAAAGATCAGGCCACCAAGCTGACAGCGCCTGAGTTAAAAATCAAGTCTGAGACAGAAGACTCGCTCAACAGCATCAAGGGGTCCATGGGTATCCTTAAGCGAGCCTTCGACCTTAACAAAAACAGCATGGGCGGTTCTTTGGTGGACAAAGGCACTCGCTTGGCACTGGAGGCCGCAGGCTCCAAGGACCCTGTGCTGGTCAACACGCAAGAGCTGGAAAACCTGCTCACGGACCAGATGATCAGCTCGGCGTCTGAAAAGATGAAGGGCGTGTTGTCCGACTCGGACATTAAGCTGTTGTCGATGGTCTCTGGCGCAAAGGTTAAGAACCAAGACGAACGCAAACGCATCATGATCAACGCCTACGGTGCTTTGCAGCGAGGCTTTGAGAAGCAGCAAAAGCGCCTTAACGAGGTCAATCGCGGTTTGTACCGTGACACCAGCTCAACAGGAGGGCTTGAGTAATGGCTGACGGCACCACCAACGCAACCCGCGCATTTCTGGGGCAAGGTCTTGGCATGGGCTGGGGAGATGAGGGCGAGGCTTGGCTTCGCTCCAAGATCGAGGGCAAACCCTATGATCAAGCTCTGCAGCAGATTCGCCAAGAGTACGCCCAGTACTCGCGCGATAACCCAGGCACAGCCATGGCCGCCGAGTTTGCAGGCGGCATGGCTCCGGCCGTCGGAATGATGCTTGTGCCTGGTGCTCAGCCTGCCGCTGTTGCCCAGGCGCAGCGCTCCACCGTTGGTGCTCTTGGCCGTTTGGCCGCGTTAGGCGGCGCCACAGGTGCGGTGTCCGGCGCTGGTGCGGCCACAGAGGGCGAGCGGGGCACAGGAGCCTTTGTTGGCGGCACGCTGGGCGCAGGGCTTGGCTTGGGCGTTCCGGTGGCGCTTAGAGGCGCCAAGGGGGCTGGTCAATGGTTGCGCGATCGACTGTTTCCAAGCGAGGCGTCTATTGCATCAAGGGCGGGTGAGAAATTCACGTCCGCCATGAAAGAGTCAAACCTTACGCCGCAGCAAATTGAGCAGATGATGGCCAAGGACCGCGCCATGGGCGTGCCAAGCGTGGTCGCCAACACAGATGCTGCCATTACCGACTTGGCGGAGGCTGTGGCTCAGCGCACAGGCAGGGGCACGCGTAAGGTTGAAAAAACACTGACCCAGCAAAAAACTGGCGCACGCGAACGCACATACCAGCAAGTGGCCAAAGGCTTGAAGCCTGGCAATTACTACGACGACGAGGCACGGATGGTGCAAGACCTGCGCAACAAGGCGAGCACCATGTACGACGAGGCTTATGCTTGGGGCGATGTGGATGACCCAAAAATCCTACAGATCATGCAAACACCAGAGGTTCAGGGCGCATTTGAAACCGCTCGAAGCATTGCAAATGCGCAAGCGTCTTTGGCAAAAATTCGTGGCGAAGACCCGTCAAAGTTTGCTATGCCTGAGATTTACAAACCCACTGGAAAATTCACAGACAGTGGGTCGGAAATATTGGAGCTGACCACGCTGCCTGATGTGCGAACACTGGACTTCATGAAAAGAGGTTTAGATGCTCAAATAAAAGCGGGCTACAAAAGCGATAACGCCGCTGTTTTGGCAAATATTTCAACGATCAAAGAAATCAGAAATGATTTGCGCGACAGATTAAAAGATCTTGTACCGCCGTACAAAAAAGCGTTGTCTGAATACAGCGGCGACATGGAGGTGATCGACGCCATGCGCGCAGGCCTGTCTGATTTTGGCAAGCTCGACAGCGAGCAGGTGGTCAAGATGGTGGCCGGCATGAGTAAGGCTGAAAAGGAGGCTTTCCGCACCGGTGTGGCCCGCAATATTTACGGCAAGGTCATGGACCCTTCGTCCAACTTCAACGCTGCCAGCCGCATCATCAACTCGCCAGAGACAACTGCCAAGCTCCAGCCTTTGTTTGATGACCCATCTCACTTTCGCTTGTTTCAAGCCGCTCTGGAGCGTGAGTCTCAAATGTTCCAGCAAGCCAACAAGATTTTGGGCGGATCGCAAACAGCCAAACGCAGCGCCATGCGCGAGGCATTGGATGAGGGCCCGGGTGTTGGCGAGGCGGTTGCAAACGCCGTCACTGGCGGTTTCTGGCCATCGCTTACCAGCATGGCCGCAAGGGCTGCAAAAAGCGCCACGATCACGCCGCAAGTTGCTGACAAGCTGGCCGACATGCTGATGGCCAAGAACCCAGCGGAGGTGGCTTCCGTGGTCAAGTTCTTGGAGCAGCACGCAGCAGGTCAAGTGCCAAAAGCGGTGCGCGCAACTGCCGGTGAGGCTGGAGCTGTGATGGGCGCAACGTCCTCAATATTTAATCCACCAGCCGTCGAAGCCGACACCTCTGGCGGTATTGAGGACGCGATGCCGGCCACACCTCAGGCGCCCGAGGGTGAAAGCGAGCTGGAGAAAGAGTGGCGAAAAATGCAAGCGCCACAAGGAAACCCACCCGCGTCGCTTGAATGAATGTCTCCTGCTCGCTTTGTGAGCTTCCCGCCCCGCCCTAACCCAGCGGGGTTTTTTATTGGTCGAACGCCACCTTGTTGCGCGTGTCCAAGATGATGCGCAGGTGCTCAGCGGCTGCCGCTTGGCCGTCCAGCTCGGCGCGTTTGATGGCGTCGGTTAACTCCTGCACCGATCGCGTCCAGTGCAGGCCGGGGCCAAGAATGGCGTGGATGTAGGCCCAAGGCATGTTATTTTTTCTTCTTGGTTGTGTTGGCAGTGCCCGCCTTGCTGTACGTGTGGTACTCGCGGGGTTTGAGTTCTTTGGCAATCTCTGCCACGGTCATCTTGGCGCCGCGTCTGAGGGACAGCATAGATTCGCGGGTTTTGGGGAACGCCGCGATATCTTGAAAGTTTTGGTTGAGCTCCGTTTCGCGCTGCGCCTTTGAGATGCCCGTTAACTGCCCGTGCGATGGTTTTGTCTTGCGAATCTTGGTTACGGTCTTGGATAGCGTTGCGCCTGCTTGCAACTGGCGGTTGTCTGTCTTTACTGCCGTGAGGAATTGAGGCATGTGCGTCTTCACGAAGTCGGGGTGGAACGCATTGATGATGGTCATGTTCTCTCCCTCAATTGTTTTTCCAATGACACGATCTGCACATTCAGGCGTGCAACCAATGGGTCAACTTCCTCACGAATTGAATCTCGTCCAAGCTCGTAAGCGTTCTCCATCGCTGTGATCGTGTTCTCGTTTACTCCTACGCTGCGCAGGAGGGTTGTCATCTCAGTTTTTGTCATTGGTTTTTCTCCTCCGCAAAGTTCTTTGCTTTGAGTTTGGCTTCGATGGCTCTGGTGATACTTTCTCCAGTTCTTTTTTGGTCAGACCAAATATCGTTCATTTCCTCATCCGTCAGCCCCCGCCACGTAGTGGCATCAACCCATGTGCGTTGTTCCAATCTGTGAGCCTCCAAAGCCTTCCACCAGCCAAACGCAAATGCTGTCTTCTCGGCATCGGTCTGGCACTCAGGTGGTGGCAACGGTTTTGTAAACACGCCCTTGCTGTAGTCTAGATATGGGTTGCTCATGTCTTACTCCTTTATCCCGTGGGCGGCTTCTGCATATCTAACACCTGCTGCAAACCACGCAACTTGTTGAGTTTGATGTGGCGCTTTACAAAATGTGTCCGCAATCTGCTCATCCGTCAGCGGTTTGCGTTGTTGCCGTCCCGTAGGGACATATGGTGTGGTGTAGAGAGGAATCGAATAACGAGTTTCATAATCAGGATAGTTGTGCCTATCGCTGGCAGTCGTCACCCTTTGACCATCTTGACGCACCCACGCCACAGGCTCACCCTGCTCTTTGCACTTGTCACAGTCGTGGTTTGCACAGCCGATCTTTGGCATGTCTTGCTCTTGCTTGGCTAGTGCTTCACGTAGTCTGGCAATTGCAAAACGCGCATCTTGCATTGCAAAGTGGTCGTGTTTGATTGCCCAATACCTATTTTCATTTTGAGCGACTAATTCTTTCAGCGCATCAAGCGCCAGATTCATTGCTTCTTTCATTTCTCAACTCCAAAATTAAACGCAATCAGTTGACAGAACAAACGGTACTGTTCTAAATGTTCTTGATTGTCTTTGTGGGTGTCTTCAATTGATTTTGAAAACTCAGCAACTGTCCCGCTGAAGCAACCGCACACAACACGTACGCCGATAACACTATCTTTAAAAGCTGTTGTAAATCTGCCAGACGACTTGGCCGGCCCAATAAGTAGCCAATCGTTTCTTGATAACACCTGAGCATTATCGGACACCTGAGCATTACCGGACACCTGAGCATTACCGGACACCTGAGCATTACCGGACACCCAAGCATTACCGGACACCCAAGCATTACCGTACACATAAGCATTATCGAACACATAAGCATTATCGGACACCTGAGCATTACCGGACACCCAAGCATTATTGAACACCCGAGCATTACCGGACACCTGAGCATTACCGGACACCCAAGCATTACCGGACACCCAAGCATTACCGAACACCCGAGCATTACCGGACACCTGAGCATTACCGGACACCCAAGCATTACCGTACACATAAGCATTACCGAACACCCGAGCATTACCGGCCACCCAAGCATCACCATACACCTGAGATAAGTTTTCCTCAGACTCAACATATCCACCCAAATCACCGGCAGACACTAAAGAACCGACATCAACAAGCGCTTTAATTCGATAGAGTGTTTTACCTGCTACAGTTTTTGTATCTTCTTTTACAAGTTCGTATTTCATTTCTTATCCCCCGTTACGGCAATCACTGCCACTACTGCAACCACCACAATGACGAGCACAGCAGCGCACGTTGCCAGCAAAAATAAAATTAGGTTAAGGTCTTCAGTCATGTGACATACACCACTAAAAGAAAGCAGATCAGCGCAAAGGACAGCACGTCTTCAACCAGTTCGCTCATACATGCTCCTTTGCGATGTACGCTGTCAAACGCTTAACTCGGTCTTGGTGGTACTCACACATACGCTTGGCGTAGTCTTGTGCTGTCTGCATCTGCAACAGCGAACGCTTGGCTTCTTCCAGCTCACGCACGGCCATAAGGTCAGCGCTCGGCAAACGGAATGTGTTTGCCAGTCGGGTCATCAATTCTCTAAACATTTCTTTGTCTCCTTTTTATAAATCCATCACTTCAACATCGTGGGGTCGTTTTTTCCCAATCAGTATTTCGTGAATTCGACGCTCAGTTTCTCTGTGCGCTTTGATCATGGTTCTAGCTGGCAGCGCTTCTAGCAGCTCTTTGTAATCCTCAAGGACGCTGCGTGTGGCTTTAATCCCCTCACCATCCAAGCGAATGTTTCCGCCGTTTTGATGACGCTTGCCGGCCATGGCCAGCGCTGCCACCGCATCCTCTAAAAGCCCCGAAGCGTCTGTGATGTCCACCATGTCGCCGTCGCAGTCTTGCCACGGACCGTTTTTGACCAGCGTCTCTATGATGTTGACCGCATCGCTGACAACACGCCAGTCATCGGTCGTGGGGCTGGGTGCTTTTTCCATCGCTTCAAGGCCTCCGTGCATGCGCGTGAGCTGGTGCCGACGCAGCTTTTCTGGCAGCAGCTTTTCGGGGCTTGCCATCATCACATCAAGGAGGCTGTAGTGGTAGACGTGCACCGCCCGTTTAAGTTTTTGCTTTTTCATAGTCCTGCAAGTTTGTTGGCGGCTCGTTGCAGCCGCGCGTTGAACCAGCGCCTGATCGCATAGCTGCGCACCAGGCTAATAAGGGTGAACCAAGCGCTGATTGCCAAGTTGTCCGACAGAGGCAGGTGAATGCCAAACATCGGAAAAATTGCAAGCTGGCTGGCCAGCGCCACACCGCATCCGATCACCACGTTGAACACGGACTCAATCAGCGATGCGGTGCGGGACTGGGTCACAAGTCCGCCTTTTTGATCAGCATTTGTGGGATCGTCAGCGCTTTCACAATCAGTTGGTTTTGTTGAACCACTTGCTCATTAAGTTTGACGATTCGCTCGAGCATTTCCAGCATCTGGGCGCTGTTAGGCATGGGGATTGAGTTGGACTGGTTCATTTCCCGTTTCCTTTTGCATCCTCAAACATGAAGTCCTCAACATCCTGCATTCGGTACCGGACCGGACTTCTGTGCTGGCCGCCGAGCTTTAAAAACTTGGGGCCGTGGTTTTTAATCCGCCAGTTTTCCAGCGTTCCGGTGCTGACCTGCAGCAGATCTGCCACTTGCTGCGGTGTGAGCAGCTGGTTTGGGTTTTGTGCCGTGCTGTTTTTGTCGTCCATCGGTATTCCTTGATGGGCCCCCAAAAGGAGGCCCGTGGTTATTACTCGGCGGCTGGTGCGTTGTCCTGCATAGCCTGCTCTTGCGCAGCCTGAACCTGCGCGGCGGCTTGCTTTTCCAAGTTGTTCAAGAACACCCAAGCGTTTGACTTGGTGGGCAGATCACCCAGCACGTTGCGAACAAAGTTGTATTCGTCGGGGGTCAGTTCAAATTTCAAGGTTTGCATGGTTATTCCGTTGGTTAAATTGCGTCTGCGTTGTCGTTGTTGGCAACGCGCTCGATTGGCACACCGGCCTCGACGTAATCGCCGACGTCAGCAGTGCTGGGGTTCTCAATCACAAAGCGGTCTTTGACCAGGTGGCGCAGCACTTGGGCTTTGCTGCCTGCGCGCACAAGGCGAATGGTGTCGCTGCCGACTTCGCGGATGAGGTAAATGCGGTATTCCATGGGGTTTTCCTGTGTTTGAAAATGGTGGGCCGCTACTCGCGGCGTCTGGTTGCATCGCCGAGAACCCCCAGCGCCAGCATCCGCTTTTGCGGCCCGTAAATCAGATGGGGCTGTCGTGTTCGTCGGCTGGCATGGAAGGCTGCTCCATTTCAATCACGCCGTCGTCGTCGGCTGGCGCTGGGGCCTGTTCCGCGACCTTTTGCAATCGGCTGGGGCGCTTGGTTGCAGAGGCTGATTCAGCGCCTTGTGGGGCGTCCTGCGCGGGCGCTGCGGGCTCTGGCATGAACAGCTCGTCGTCCTCTTTCAGCACACCGTCAATATCGGTGCTCAAAGGCAAGCGCTTGCTGTGTCGGCGGATGACCGTCTTCTTGGCCATCTCAGCGAAGTCGGACACCCAAGGGCCCGAGTTTCCTGATCGGCTGCGTGCTTTGATGGCCAGCACGTCCTCGACGCTCATGACCTCGCGGGACTTTTCGCCGTCCTTCATGGTGACGATGGAGTAGACCGCAATCAGCTTGCCGCGGTTTGCCAAGTTGGGCTTGTGCGTGATGTGCTCCTCATCACCTAAGCAAAAATCAAATTGGTCGTTTTCATAGACCGCCTGCACCGACCAGGTGCTGATCTCGCCGCTGTTGCGCACCAGCTTCATGATGCCAGCGACCATCGGCATCCATTGCGCTTGGTCTTTGAAGGTGACGATCGCCCCCTCTCGGCCGTCTGGCAGCAGGCCCATCTGCGCGGCCTTGGTGGCAGCGGCAAACAGCGTGCGGCGATCGGCGTTGAGCAGGTTGGGGTTGGTCTGCACAGCGGTAAGCGTGACGCGCACAAAGCGGTCGACACTGACGTGGGATGGCAGGGCAGCTTTGAACTGCGGGGACATGCGCTCGATGGCGCTTCTGACTTCGTTGATAACAGCGACTTGACTCATTTGAGTAGCTCCTTAAAAACCGGTGACCGACCGGCAGCGGTGTTGCTTGTTTCCAAACAGTTTAACATCATTTCGTGGGTTTGCGTGGGTTTATTCGCAGATTTCGGAAACCTTTTCGCCCACCGTAGCTGGTGCCCACCATATTCTGAGTGATCAGCGTTGCTGGCGTTTCAGCCTGCATGGCGGCGCTGACCGTCCATAGGCCCGTGAGCACCTTCTCGGCGTCTGCGATGTGCTTGAAAATTTCGGCCTTGGCCACGTCCTTATCGTCCTTGGCGTTGCCCTCGTCGGCTGCGGCTTTTTTGTAGCGCTCGATCAGCTCGGCCAGCACATCGTCGCTGCTGGCGTCCAGAACCTTGCCGGGCTTGGCGTACTGGTTCAATCGAATCAGCACCTCTGCGTCGCCTGGCATCACTGGGTCCGGCTCCTCGCCTGCGTCCACCGTGCGCCAGAAGTCGGCCACCTTTGATTTGATCGCGGCGATCACGGGCTCGTCGCGGTGGCGCTCAATCACCACGCCTCTGTTGCCGCCAATGAATGCGCCGATGAATGCGCGCTTGAAACCTGAGACTGCCATTTGGTGCTGCACTTGCATCTCAATGTGCTCAGGGGCCTCGATGCTGCCGTCGTCGTGCTCAATCCAGCCGTCGCGGAATGCAAGGTAGTCGACGTTCTTGATCTCCAAGTGCACCGGCTCGCCCAAGCTGGTGATCACGAAGTCAAACGAGCTGCCCATGCGCAGGTCTGGGTCGCGGAAGTACTCCTTCATGGGAATAATTTTCCAACCCTGCTCCTCTGCAATGCCGTGCGCAATCGCGGCCTCGAGGCGGTTGCCCCATGCCATGCGGTCGTTGGTCTTGAACTCGGGCACGATGCCCGTGCGCTTGCGGTGCCAGAGGTCGAAGTGCGTGACGTAGGGGCTCATGCCAAACAGCGCCGCAGACTCGGTACTTGTGACGTCCTTTTTGCGCAGCTCCAGCCAGTGCTCTTGGTTGGCCGTGGTGATGATTTCAGTTGCCATTTTTCTCTCCGATTGATGCTGCCGCGCGAACTATGGCGCGGCGGGTGGCGGCATAGGGGTCGCCGTTGTGATCCTCAAAACATAAAGGATTGGTCGGATGCCCATGGGAAGCAATCCATGTTTGATCAAGCTCAATGCAGACAGAAAATTGCAACTCCACCGACAGCCGCAGCGCTTCGCCGTCGTCATCCAGCGGGCGCCAAGTAGAAGGAAATCCAGATTCTGAAAGCCAAAGTAGCGAGTTCGTTTTTTCTCTGTAACTGTGCGGCTCAACAAGACCAACTGCCTTAGCGGCTTTTCTCAAAAGATCTTCGTCACTCATCTTCACCTCCCGCTGGCAGTCCAAAAATCGCGATGCCCGCCGCATCCGGAAACCGCGCGCCTTGCGCAGCCACCAGGTTGGCGTCGATCACCTCGTTGAAGCCGTCGCACGGCGCGATGTAGTAACCGCGATCGCCGTCGTCCTGCGTGGCCTCGACGATTCCAACCAGTCCTCGGGAGCTGGTGAACCAAGTTGCTCGGTGAATATTCATGGTTGTTCTCCTGTTGCTTTGGCAATGGCGGCGCGAACCACATCGAGCCACATGCCATAAACTTTTGGATGGTGTGACGCAAGAAGTGATGCAATGTTTCCTTCGCAAATCACAATTGCCTCCAGCAAATCGGCGTTGACTGAGTGCAATCGGCGCAGTTCGGCGGCCGCTCGATTGTTGACATTAATAAGATTGGGGTGTTTATCAGACAACTCCAATGCGTTAGCCAGTTCAAGTGTGTTCATAGGTTGCTCCTTTCAGCTTCCGTTTACGTTTAAAAAATCACAAGACGATGTTCGCTCTCCACACGTAAACATCAAGTCCAACGACAATAAATCCCAGCAAAAATACAACACATTCCGCGATAAAAATGCCGCGCTCCGAATGCGTTGGGATGGGTTTGGCGGGGCCGGTGTATGGGATGTAATTCATGCCTCAGCCTCCAGTGGCACGTCGCGCCATTCTCCGGTAGGCGTAATCTGGCCATCGCGCTCAACGGCCCACCATTGCTGGAGGATGCGAATTTTTTGGTGCGTAGTTGTCTCGGAGCCGTCGGAGTTTTTGTGAAAGCCCATCATTGGGCCGTCACGCTGAATGAAGCGCAGTTTTGCGGTGGGGGTCATGCCAGCTCCTTTAACTGCGCCGCCAGCTTCTCGCATTCGGCCACGCAAAACTCCAGCGTCTTGACGGTGCTGAATTCGTTAAACCTTGGCCACCTCTCGTAAATCTTGCGGTACTCCTTGCTCATCAGAGCCGGGTCTTTGGCGTCGTACAGGTGAGCGCAGTCAAAGCCAAACTGATTGTCGAGCGCATAAGTCAGGCCGCCATGCACCTCCACATCCAGCTCGTTGTAGTCCTTGCCCGCACAAGGGTGACCTTCTGGCACCGTGACGTACCCGCAGCGGTGGCCCATAGGGGTGGCCAACACCTCGGCTTCGTATCCAGCGGCGGTCGTCCACTGCTTTTCAATTTTTGATTCGTTGCTCATCAGAATTTCTCCGGTGCTTCGTAGGTGATCGCTTGCAGTTTGCTGATGCGGTCAAGGATGGCGTTCTCGCGCTGCTGGTTATCAGCGCGGACTTTTTGAAGTTGAGTTTTCAGGCCGTCCAGCTCCTTGGCGACCGCTTCATCGCGAAAGCAAAGCGTGACAGTAATTTCTGCGAAGCCGACCTCGACCCAGTCTTCGCAATCAGACATGTCGCTGTTGGTGAAATTGAGGCAATTTATTGCTGATTGCGTTTTGCCCTCATCTAAGAGTGCATACACGTGGTCGATGTTGAAATATTTACTGGTGGCCCAGGTCTTCATAGTCCCGGTGATTTTTACGGGTGTTGTCATGTGTTCTCCTTCGGTTTAAAAGCCTCATCCCAGCTCAGCGAATCCAAGCTGGTCATGTCTGTCCATTTCAGCGCGCGAGCGCCATCCATGGTGTAGGTGTCTTTCCAATCCTTGCTGGCTTGGTCGTACATGTTTTGAGCGCGGCAGATTGCTTGCTTTTTATCGCGCGCTATCACGTTGTAAATTCGCAACCAC